TTACGTAGCAAAGGTAAGAAGGTCAGTACTTCCCATGATGGAATACTGACGGCTGCAATGGCCCATTCCCCTACTCGCTCTCCGATTTGACATTCCTTTTGGGCTTTAGCTGACATGCTAAATTCTCCATTAAGAACTCAAATTTGGGGAAGTATATTTAATTTTTATTTAAATGTACACCCAAGTAAACTTGCTGAGAAGAAACTCTATTTTTTAGAGGACTTCACAATGAGTTGAAAGAAAGCGAGAGCGATTCCTAAGATCGAACCCTTAGTGGGCGGATTAGGTAAGCTCGGGTTCAAACTTGAACCTGCAGGGAAAGTTAGAGTATTTGCTATGGTCGATTGTTGAACTCAATGATTATTGTGTCCAATACACGACTGAATCTTCAAGATACTAAGATCTTGAGAAACGGATGGTACTTTCGATCAGTTGGCTCCGATTCATCGTCTCATTAAACTTTGTCCGAAAGGAAAATTTTGATGTTATGATTTGTCGGCTGCCACTGATAGATTGCCCATCACGTTGCAAAAGCATCTATTGAATCTTCTCTTTGGAAAAGAGAGATTGATAGGATCCTTATGAGCGGACGTTTTGGTTGGCAGGGATTATCTTCTGCCGAAATTACCTTTTGGGGTAAAGAAGCAAGATATTCCTGTTTCCGTACGTTACGCTGTCGGACAGCCTATGGGAGCATTGTCTTCCTGAGCTATGCTTGCTCTGACACACCATATGGTGGTGGCCTGAGCCGCCAAAAGAGCGGGCTTCCCTTGGGGAAGTTTTAACCTTTATGCGGTTCTCGGGGATGATGTTGTCATTGCTGATGCCAACGTCGCCCGAGAGTATTTATCCTTGATGGATGAATTGGGTGTGAAGGTGGGTATTCACAAAAGTCTAATTTCCCGTAAAGGGGTCTTAGAGTTTGCGAAGCGGTATTTTGTCCAAGGTCAAGATTGTTCCCCTGTTCCTTTCAAGGAGCTTGTGGCATCTATTCTTGACTTTGAGTCTAATACTGAGCTTGTACGTAAGTACTCGCTATCCATCTCACAGTTGACCTCCTTCGGAGGTTGAGGTTACAAGGTTAAGGGCGGTATTAACCGTCCTATACCAAAGCAACCCCGCAAATTGGCTAATATTTCCTTATGGTACTATTCTCCTTGGGGATTTAAGCCTTATACCTTAGTTCGTTGATTAAAACTCAAGAACATTTTAGGTTTGGCAGGTCCTCAAGCTCCTCGGTGATGGAATGGAATTCCACCCAAAGGGTACCGTTTAGCTACTCCCGCAGATGACGTATTAAGTCGTTTTGCAAGTACTAAACTGGTAGAGTTGGCTGATCGCTTGATAGAACGTATGACGTTTGTCAAGGATGAGTCAGAGGAATGGTTCGAAGCTTTGATGAGCTTGGTAGCTAAGCAAAGTTGATTAAGTGACACCGGATTCAATCCGTTGTACGTAATCCAGAACCATATTTGAGGATCGTCTTTCGATTTTAAGCTCATGGATATCCGAAAGGCTATCGATGTTGCTAAACTCTTTAAGACCATCCTTAAAGTTGCTAGGCCGACCCGTTCAGTGCCGCGAGCGCCACTGTTACGGAAAGCCAAAGCAATTCTTAACGTCGATATTAATCCTATAATCTGTGACTTTGTCGCAGCATTTAGGAGTTATACCGTGTTAAAGCCTCTTTCTTCCTTAGGGAAGGTACCAAAGGTGAAGAACGTTCCTACTTTGATGTGATCTTCACGTTTGTGATGGGACCTTAATGGTATCCCAATCGCAAAGGTTAAGAAACAATCGAAA